CAGGACTTTGCGAAAATTCTTGAGAGCCAGATGCGCGTAGGCTTTGAGTTTGATGTCGAGCGGGGTCACGCCCTTTACACTGACTTGGTGCGGCGGCGTTCTGAAATTGAACAGGAGTTAGTTACCACGTTTCCATGTCGTGAGACAAGGATGAAAACTCCTGAGTATTGGGAACACCCAGACACGGGGGAGCGTCAACCGTTGAAGGGGGACTTCCCTAATAAGGAGAGGCGCAAGTTAATTTCTGGGCCACTCAAGGTGAAGCGCGAGGACTTTAATCCTAACAGCCGTATGCAAATTGCTGAGGCATTAACGTCAGAACATGGGTGGAAGCCTAAGGATTTCACACCCGATGGTAGAGCTAAGGTGGACGAGAAGATTCTCTCCAAACTCCCCTACCCTGAAGCAACTCTACTCAACGAGTTCTTAATGCTGACCAAGCGGCTCGGTATGTTGGGCGATGGGGATGCAGCTTGGCTGAAGCTGGAGCGGGACGGGAGGATACACGGGCGGATCAACCACAATGGTGCGGTGTCAGGTCGGTGTACTCACAGTAGACCTAACGTCGGTCAGGTGACTGGTGTTGGATCTGCTTATGGCAAAGAGTGTCGCGAGTTATTCACCGTGCCAACAGGCTACAAGTTGGTCGGCGCCGACCTAGCTCAGGTCGAGTTGCGTATACTTGCTCACTACACCGCTAGGTGGTCACATGATTACATCGAGGCCATCCTAAGCGGGGACATCCACTCGGTGAATCAACGCGCTGCTGGGTTGGGTGATGATCCTCATGGCCGCAGCAAGGCGAAGACCCTCATCTACTGTACCTTGTATGGCGGTGGGCCAGCTAAAATTGGTGAGACTATCGGTGTCAGCGCAGCGGTAGGTAAGAAATTACAGACGCGGTTCTTGAATGGGATGCCAGCGTTGAAGCTCCTGATTGATCAAGTGAAGTCTGTGGTTAAAGAGCGGGGACACCTTACGGGTCTAGATGGTAGACCCTTGACCTGTCGCTCAGAACACTCTGCGTTGAACACCTTGCTGCAATCAGGTGCAGCCGTCTGTATGAAGAAGGCAACGGTTTTGGCGCATGAGAAATTCCTAGATGCGGGGTGGTCTACTGAAGATGTAGCTCAAGTCGCGCACATCCATGATGAATTACAGGTGCAAGTTCGTGCGCCGCTGGCCGATCAGGTTGGTGAAATGATGGTGGAATCATTCCGAGAAGCAGGGCGGTTCTTTAATCTGCGCTGCCCTCTAGACGGGGATTACAAGATAGGTAACAACTGGGCGGAAACGCATTAAACTATGACACAAGTAATAATTGACGGAGACATCTTCCTGTACCAATGTGCTTTCGCAGCAGAGCGGGAGGTTTGTTGGGATGAGAACGAAGAATTTTATACCCTGTTTGGTGAGCTTGGCCCTGCCTGTCGAGCTTTTGAGGGGCAAGTAACTAGCGTCCTGAAGATCATAGGGGTGAAGGATTACCTTATATGCTTCACTGGTAAAAATGTTTTCCGAAAGAGTTATGACACAGCATATAAAGCGAACCGTGCGGGTAAACGAAAACCTGTTGTGTTGTCTCCACTCCGTGACTACATAATAAAGGCACACCCAACCAAGCGGGTGGACAACCTAGAGGCTGATGATTTACTAGGTTTACTGGCGGGACAGTCGGACATCATGGTGACCTCTGATAAGGATCTACTCACTGTTCCTGGTTTACATTTTGATCCTAAAATAGGAAGTCGTGGTGTTGTTCAGGTGACACCACATGAGGCTATCTATACCCACTTCTTGCAGACCTTGATGGGGGACTCGGTAGATAACATTAAGGGTTGTCCGAGGATTGGGCCTGTGACGGCTCGGAAGAAGCTCCATGCTGGGCCACCCTCAGAGATGTGGGAGCAGGTTATAAACTTGTTCTCTACCGCTGGCTTGAGTGAGGAGTATGCCCTGACCCAAGCTCGTCTGACATACATTTTGCGTGGGGATGACTTTGACTTTACAACTAACACAGTTAGGGACTGGGAACCTGGACTGTATAACCAGTACGATAGAACCACTCCCGCGCTTGATCATTGAAAGCATAAAATGAAAAACCCGACGCTTAAAAAGTTGGGGCTTCGCCAGCCGCGAACAATTGCGGAACTTCGCAATCACCCACTAACTGCTGAACTGCACCCTCTACCTCGCGGAGTACTTCGTAACTGGAAGTCAGGTAAGGTGTGGTGCTTGGTAGTGGTTAAGGGGTTCTACCTGGGCAATCAACTTCGCACTAGTTATAGTGATGCGAGGGGTGTGCTTGACGCCTTCGCTGGCATCAGGGAATGTAGTAGTGGAAAAGTTCATGGAAAAAATACCAATAATCTCTAGCAATCTACTTAAGTATTTAGATAGTTTGTATCCAAACCGCTGCGCTGATCTGTCGCTATCTGACCGTGAGGTCTGGTTTCAGGCGGGGCAACGTAGTGTTATTGACTTCCTCCTGAAAGCTAAGGAGGAACAGGAAAACGGTGATATTGATCCCAACACAACAATAGATGTGCCTCTCTGCTCCTAAGCCCATTGCTCCTCCTGCTCCACCTCCTCCTCCACCCCCGGAAATCTTTAGTAAGACTGCATTGCGGATAGGTAACCCTAAAAGAGCGGGTGTTACAAAGGTTGGCGGTGTGGAACAGATGCGAGGCCGAGGTGTTTCGGCCCTGCGCCTAGGGGACTATACTGGTATGAACACGGGCTATTAAAATTTTGGATACTTCTGCGATTGGAAGGCTAACTGTTGCGAGCCAGTACGAGAAGCTGGAAGCGGAGCGTTCTCACTATCTAACCAGAGCTAGGGATTGCGCCAAGCTGACGATCCCTGCTCTGTTTGTAGACGAGGGGTTCTCAGTCGCTTCTAGAATTGAAACGCCGTATAACAGCATTGGAGCGAGAGGAGTTAACAACCTCAGTGCTGCTCTGCTCTTGGCTTTGTTGCCTCCTCAAGACCAACCCTTCTTCCGCCTTCGGTTAGACGAGGCGGCTCTTGGAGAATTGGAGGGCTTGAGCGAAATCAGGAGCGAGATCGAGGCATCTTTGTCCCGCATGGAACGGGCGGTGATGAAAGAGGTTGAAGTTTCTAACTTCCGCCCCACTTTATCTGAGGCTCTCAAGCACTTGGTTGTGGCAGGTAACGCCCTGCTGTACTTGAAACCAGATAATACCTTACGGCTCTTCAACCTGAACAGCTATGCGGTTAAGCGCGATGCTTCAGGTAACCTCCTGAAAATCATCACTAAGGAGATGATTTCTCACGCGGCTTTACCTCCCGAAGCTGCTGCGATTACTGAGATTAAGGGGGACAAGAACGAGGAGGAGTGTGATCTATACACTTGCGCCTATCTACGCGATGGTCGGTATTACATCCACCAAGAGATTTACGGTGAAGTAATCCCAGGATCTGAGGGTGAGTTCCCACAAGAGAAGTCTCCATTCATGGCCCTCCGAATGCACGTTGTGGACGGCCAAGACTATGGACGTTCGGTGGTTGAAGAGTATTACGGTGACCTCAAATCCTTGGAAGCCTTACAGAAGGCGTTGGTTGAGGGATCAGCAGCAGCGGCGCGTTGCTTGTTTCTTGTTTCTCCAAATGGTACGACCCGCCCACGCACATTAGCTGAAGCTCCGAATGGCGCAATCCGTGAAGGCTCGGCTCAGGATGTGACGGTATTGCAGTTAGGGAAATTTGCTGACTTCCGTATTGCGTTTGAAACTATCAATAAGATTCAGGATCGTTTGAACTACGCTTTCCTACTGACTACTGATAGTATCCGAAATGCTGAACGGGTAACTGCTGAAGAGGTGCGGCTGGTTCAACAGAGTATTGAGCGGCAGCACTCGTCGGTCTACTCGCAACTTGCAGTAACCTTACAGTTGCCTCTAGTGGTTCGCCTACTGGAGCAGTTGCAGAAGTCTGGTAAGCTGCCAAAGCTACCTAAGGAATACATTAGCCCCATGATTATTACGGGCGTAGATGCAATGGGACGAGGTATGGATCTAACCCGCCTTGACGGTTTCATTGCAGGTATCGGTCAAGTCTTTGGCCCAGAAGCTGTCCAAAGTTATATCAACATTGGGGAGTATCTAACACGCCGTGCTGCTTCACTTGGCATTAACCCTGAAGGGTTGGTACGCAGTGAGGAAGACATGGCAGCAGAGGCACAGAATGCACAACTGATGCAAATGGTGCAGAACTCTGCTCCTGGCGTTCTCCAAGAGGGAACCAAGGGCGTAATGGCCCAACAGCTTCAACAAACACCACAGGAATAACTCATGGTCGAACGAGTCGAATTAAATGATGAATCTCTTGATATCACTGCTACAGAAAATCAAGAAACTACTGAAGGCACTGGCGAGGATCGTCCTGGCTGGTTGCCTGAAAAGTTTCAATCTCCTGAAGCTCTTGCTACTGCTTACAGTGAGTTGGAGCGCAAACAAAGTGGCGAGCCTTCTAGTGAAGCTGGTGAACAGACTGAGGTTTCCCCGCTAAGTCAGGAAGTTCTCCAGCAATACTCTGATGCATGGCAGCAGCAGGAGTTTAAGTTTACTGATAGTCAATACGGTGAGCTTGAGAAGCTCGGTTTGCCCCGCGATATAGTAGATCGTTACGCCGAAGGTCAGCTTGCTGTTGTTCAAGCCCAAGCCAATGAACTGTATGGTGCAGTCGGTGGTAAAGATACTTACACTGAGATGGCTAAATGGGCGCAATCATCTTTGTCAGAAGCCGAAATTATGGCCTATGACAAAGCCCTTGAAACTGATGTGGAGACTGCTCGGATGGCCGTACAGGGATTACACGCCCAGTACATTAAAGCCGTGGGTAAAGCTCCTAACTTGGTTCAAGGAAACCAGTCCAATGTTGGTACTGGTTCATTCCAATCTCTTGCTGAAGTACGGACAGCAATGGGTGATCCTCGCTACAAAACCGATAGTGCTTATCGGCAGTCTGTGGCGCAGAAAATCTCTATGTCCAACATTTAAGCAGGACGCTGACGCTATTAGTTTTAGCCCCTTACGAGGGACAACTAACAATGACCGCTGCGGCAAACTCTAACTAAATTTCTCTCTTTAATTCCTAACTGTAGGATAAACAAATGTCTATGAAAGTCTCTCTTGGCGGTCAGGCTGGCGGTTCTGGTGCATACACTGGAACATGGGCTACTGATAACGCCATGTTTCTCAAGGTGTTTGCTGGCGAAGTGTCTACCGCTTTTGCTGAAGCAAACGTCATGCTCCCTTTGACTCGTGTACGCACCATTAGTAGTGGTCGCTCGGCTCAATTCCCCATTACTGGTAAGGCTTCTGCGAAGTATCACACTCCTGGTGAGTCCCTGATTACTGACCAAGATGCTGGCTCTACCGATTACCTTTCCACGATGAAAGCGAACGAGAAGTTAGTCAAGATTGACGATCTTCTTACAGCGTCTTGCTTCATTGATTCGTTGGACGAGGCAAAGTCGCATTATGATTACCGAGGCCCGTTTTCGCAAGAACTCGGAAGAGCGTTGGCTTATGCCCTCGATAAAAATATCATCCGTGCGATATACCAATCGGCTACAGGTTCTGCTGATGACCCAATCCTCGCTGGCATGGATAATGTAGACCTTGGTGCTACAACCAAGGCTGCTGTAACAACTGCTGGTATGATTGGTGCTTTCTTTGAAGCCGCTCAGAAAATGGATGCGAACGACCTCCCCGAAGATGGTCGCTTCGCAGTCGTTGGCCCTGAGTTGTACTACCGCCTCATTCAGAAGGCTGGTGTTCTTGGTAATGCAATTAATACCGACTATTCTGGCAGTGGATCTGTTGCTGGTGGTACAGTCATGGAAGTTGCTGGCATCAAGATTTACAAGTCGAACCATGTTGATGACGTTGGAGTATCCTTCACCGTCCCTGAAGGCAACAAGAACCAAGCTACGACGGACTACTCCCCGTATGCTGGTGTCTTTGGTCACGAAGAAGCTGTTGCAACCGTTAAGCTGAAGGACATTGCTCTGGAAAGCGAATACTTGGTTGAGCGACAGGGTACACTTATCGTTTCCAAATTCGCTCTGGGTACGGCTCCTTTGCGCCAAGACGCTGCTGGCTGGTTCAAGCTAGCTGCATAATCAGCAAGAGGTTTACCTCTTTGACTGTGTGTGTGTGTGGGGGGAGGCGGCTCATGCTGCTTCCCCTCTTTTACCCTTACTAATTTATGCTTTCATCACTCACTAAACTAGAAGCTATCAACACGATGCTCTCCGTTATTGGAGAAGCTCCTGTCAACACGCTCACTGGCTCGTTACCAATAGACACAACGGTTGCGTTAAACATCTTTAATGAAGTGAACCGTGATGTGCAGTCTAAAGGGTGGCACTTTAATACTGAGTTTGACGTTGTTTTATCGCCAGACTCTGTATCTCAGAAAATTGCTATTCCTGGTGGTATGCTGCGAGTTGATCTTGCTGCTGAAAACCAAGGTGGTATTGACTTAGTTGTACGGGGTACTTACCTGTATGACCGTAAGGATCACACTGACCAGTTCAGTGAAGACATTAAGGCCACTATCGTTTACGGGTTGGACTTTGAAGACATACCTCATGCTGCCAAACATTACATCATGGTTCGTGCGGCACGGTTACTTCAAGATCGGGTAGTTGGATCAGTAACACATCACCAATTTACTTTACAAGATGAGAAGGACGCTTGGGCTAACATTCAAGAGTATGAGGGTTGGACTGCCGATCATAGTATTTTTGACAATATTGATATGTTTAACGTGATACGTCGCGGTTCACCCATTAACCACATAGGGTAATGGTTAAAGAGCAGCTAGTCTCTTTTCCACTTAAGGGCATCTTTCACGGTGTGAGCCAGCAACCCGCCACGATTCGTCGTGAGGGTTTTGCTGAAGCTCAGGAGAACGGTTACTCCTCTATTGTTGATGGACTAACAAAACGTCCACCAGTAGAACACGTTGGTAAATTAAAGACCGATGCAGGGGCAGACACCGACCTCAACAGTGTCCACTTTGTAGACCGAGGTGCAGACGATCAGCACGTTATTGTGATTGAGGATGAGGCGATTGCGGTATATGGGCTTGATGGAACGGCCAAGACTGTTCACAAGCCAGATGGGGAAACTTACTTAGGCGTTGGTGCTTCCGATGACCAGTACAAGTTTCTTACACTGGCCGATGTCACGTTTGTTCTGAATCCGAATACGGAGACAGCGATGCACAGTGACTTGTCCCCGTCTAATGATGCCATCACAACTGGTACGACAGGTGACCAGTGCTTGGCGTTTCTGACTGGATCTGCTGGTACTGGAGACTATAAAATCATTATAGCTACTGACACCTACACCGTAGCTGACACTGGTGATACTTTCGCTGATGCAGCTTCGTTTGCTGCTGCAATTGACGGAGACACCGTCAGTGGGGTTACTTACGCTGCTGAATCTGATGGCCCTGTTGTTTGGATCTACCGTAATGGTGACGTAGGTTCAATCGATGTCACAGCTAAACACACCAAAGGTGATGAGTACATCTCCGTCATCAAGGACTCAGTGGTTCAGTTCACCGACCTACCCGTGTACGCCCCGCACGATTTCTTAATAGAGGTTACTGGCTAACCTGAAAGCGGCATTGATGACTACTATGTCAAGTTCTCAGGTAAGAACAATAAAGTAGCTGGTGATATGGAGGAGGGTCAGTGGGTGGAAGATGTTGCTCCTGGAATCCCTTATCGGCTTAATAG